GCATCAACGTCTCAGCGATGTCGATTGTGAAAGGGTTCACTTGATAACCTACCTTCTGAATTTTATTCAAGAAAGCATAGGGTGTTTCCCCCTGTATACATGGGACATTACGCCTAACCATGTCATGGCCTCGCATTACCTCATTTAAGATGTACCCACCTTGACGATTTTCTGACCAATCATTAGGTTCAATCAGCATTGGGTACGCAATAGGACTGAATAATTCAGCCGTTGCCATTATCGAATCTTTTATTTCTATAAATTCAGGGGTTGGTACTACATAATTTTCTTTCTTCTTACCTTGCTGTTTTGTTTGTTTGGTAAACCAGCCACTTGATTCCACGATGCAATCGAGTAACCATCCTCCAAGTTTTACACGATCAGGTCGATACCATGATGACCATTGCGGCACATCATAACGTTGAATAAGTGTACGGATAATGACAAACTTTTGATGCGTTCCAGTTGTATTATGCCAATAGTTTTTTTGAAGTGTATTGAGTAAACCTGGACAATTACGCTCATAAAACTGCATTTGTGCTTCTTGCTCAACGGCGTAGCCAATGGCATCACATACATCAACAAGTCTGTTTTGTTTATCTCTATAACTAAAAACTTTGTCGAAGGTAATCTTTAACGCAATGGCGGCACAGGCCGCAGCTTCTATTGGCTCAAGGTATTGACGTATTTCTCTGAAGGCTGGTCCATTACCCCCTTTTGAAAGTCGTAATTTGGTGTCTTCAATCCGCTTGGTAACCAGAGGCAGAAGAGTAGAAACACTGCTGCACCCATATACGCTAGCGGATGCATATGACTTTGCTTCGAGATCTCTCGTGTTCTTGCGTAAACGCTCAAGCCCGAGTCGGATTGCATCTCTTTCAAATTGAATTTGCTCATCTATTTGTGCTGGTGTTGCCAATGAAATTCCCCGCTAGAACCAGTGAATAGAATCATACCCTAGTGGATACGTGTGCACAACTGACGCCTCAGGCTTTTTCACCTGAGGTATACGTCAGTGATTAAAATTCGCCTTGGAACCTGAAACTAGCGCGTCTACCAATTCCGCCACATCCGCAGAGGGATTCCAGCGATGAGTCTCACCGTAGAATCGCTGCTGTTGCAGCTTGAAAATGGTATCACGCTACCCATTAGACGCGCTCAGATAGAAGCCATCGCTTCCGTGAGTGCTGCATCTGTAGCCTTTGCATATCGTAACGTTGTCTCGACACGCTTGTGTCCGCAGAGAGCCATGATGGATCTGATTGGGACGCCAGCTTCAGCGAGCCATGTTGCGTAACTGTGTCGAAGTGTGTGGAATACATAAGCATCCTCTTTGGGTAGTAGTTTGTTGACCTTTCTAAAGGCTCTTAACAGTTGATCTTTGTCACGCCATTCATCACCGAAAATGCGTATAGCAGAAGACGATTGTGAACAACGGGAGTAAACAATGGCCTTGATCTTGTCATGGATCGGTATCGATCTGACATTCTTAGCCTTCGTTACTTGATCAGGTACACCACCAACATGTATCAAGTTAGATACAACATCAATGTCTTGATTCCTAAGCCTTAAGATCTCACCTTGTCGCATACCTGTATAGGCAGCGAATTGAATGATGTCAGATAAGTCATCACGCATAAATACTTCAGTGGACAAATGAGATAGTTGGTTAACCTCATCTTTGGTGTACCAAAATACACGTCCTTCTGATTCCTTACGCCTACGAAACTTAGGAGCGGATTCGATTAACTCATCGATGAGTAGGTGGTTAAGGACAGTCGAGAGTGCAGAGACGATTCGATTGATAGTCGCATCTGATTTACCTTCGTCTTCCCACTCAATACACCATTGATTGACAACGGCTGGTTTGATTCGTGAGATAGGGAAGGATCCTCCCGCGACCCTACTAATGTGCTCGCAATTAATTCGAGCTGTTGCTGATCCATTACCATGTCTCCATGTGTGGCGTGTTTTGAATGTGTAGTCCATGGCTTGTTGCCATGTTTTGATCTCATCCATAGATAGTGGATTTGATAAGGTGGACAAGTGACTCACCCTTGGAAGTTAGTTTCAACAGGTGTCTGCGTCCGTTACCGGGATCGGTGTACTTCTCAACTAAGCCAAGACCAGCCGATAACTTACCGGGCCGTTGTTTGCCATTAGTTAAAAAATCAATCATCCGTGAACAGGATGCAGTCGTGAGGTTTTGATCTTCTTCTATAGCCTGTTTATGACAGGGATTGTGTGAAGCTACATACAGAAGAACAGTTACCGCTTGCGCAGGTATCTCACGATGCTGAAGACGTAACATCTCCCAAGCGTTAAGTAGATCATTCAGCTTGCTGTCTGTTTCTTCTCTTTTGAGGGGATCCATGGTTCAAGCTGAACTCCATGATGAGCATACCACAGTGGACATGTAAAGTACGACGTACAATCCATACGTCATATCTAGAAATGTCATTGAAGCCGAAATAAAACAAAAGAAGTTACGATAGAAACAAGTGCAACATTGCAGCGATTAACAAACGTCGTCGTTCGGTGCGATACAAACTGTAGATGCTTCTCTGTGTAAATACAGTTTGACTGCATCACTAATCAATTGAATCATGGTTTGGTCACGCTGTGCAGCTAGTACCTTAAGATCGCAATGCATACTGTCAGTAATGATACAAGTCACGCGCTTCACTCAAAATCTTGCTCAATTGGGCTCATGATAACAATAATCAGTAAGTAGACATGCTTAGTGGTGATGTAAATACATCCCAATTTTCATACACTAGCGTATCAGTATGAAAGCCGTAAGCTAAGAAAGTAGTGAACTCCTCATGCGTTAGCTGTTCGAGTTGTATTTGCTCGCTTGTTTCTTGATTAATCTGTGTCTGAGTCATTGTCTTTGGTTTTGAGTAAGTGGATTGCATCTGAATTGCAAATAGTTAAAGTGTGTTGACCGGTGCTTAAGTATTTAATAAGCCGATCTTGTGCAGCATGTGGACGTTGATAACAGTGCTCAGTGACAACGCCTGTAACATTGTTTTCAGCGCGAATAATGCACTGAACACTTGATGGCAACTCCCAACCATTTAATTTAAAAAGAACAAACTCTTCCCATGTACATGAGTCGAAGTATTCACTTGGGGCTTCCTCTATTGCTGACCAATTGTTTGGAAACTCCTTTCTATTCCCACTCATCTTTCATCCTCACATCCTTTAGTGTACAAGTGCGCTGAGTGGATAACTCCATCGCTTGCCATGCGGCACGCTCAGCATCAGGAGCTAGAACATGTTCAGTCAACACATTCTCAGCGTCATCAACCATAGTGACAATATATTCTTTGTATTGAGTCCGTCCTAGTAGTGGCAATAGATCACCTCCAAAAGTGTCGATTGTGAATTAATGTATACATCAAGGATGTAATAATAGTGATACTAAGTACAGGAAAAATCAATGATGATGCACCTATAAAGTATAGAAGCAAGGATAAGAATAAGCCAACCTTGATTATATTAATCATCTGCTTGTATTGAATCCTTGATCTCATTAATCAGTTGATTCTCAAGTTTATTTGCATTGACATCATCATATCTTGATGAGTAATCAACGTACATCCAATTAATACCCTCGGCAAGTAACATGCTTACAGTGTGATTAATAGGACGCATTTCTGCTGCTGCTATTTTTTTAACAGCATCGAATTGTACATCAGTTAGGGTGTAACTCATTTGTTTGAATAGTAACGTGAGGTGATACGATTGCTGCGCTGATAGATAACAGCAGTAGAGAAGATACCAATCATCCCCACAATTGCAAGGATGATAGTGGACTCAGATGGGATAAACATTAGCTAGCGAGTGTAAATTCTTGGAAGTCATCAAGTAATCGATTGAGTACTTCAGGACGAACATTATTAGGTTCTAGTCCCTTATCTCTTAAGTGATGATTCCAGTGATTGAGTGCATTAAGAACCTCCATCCGTTCATTGTGATTATAGAATTCAAATGAACGAGTTGATGTTTTAGAATTGATAGTCATTGGATGAAAAGATAAGAGGACGGATAACGAGACTGATAAGCATCAAGTGCTAAGTCTGCCTCATCAAGTGTTGGATAGAACCCTAGAGTTTGAGTGACATCATCATCATTAGGTTCTACTGCTTTAGCAATTAAGCGACGAAGTTCGTAGAGGTTAGTCATTAATCAGAAGGAGGATAAGAGAACTTAAATTGGTAATAATTAGACTTATCTTTGTTCTCATCTTTCCATTTACGATACTTAGATTTAGGTTTTGGTTTACTCGTAGTCATCAGGAAACTCCGCGAAACAGGACAAGATAGCGTAGTAAGTCCGGTTATACTTTGTGTCATATAACCAGTCATACCATCTGTCTACATTGTAGTGCAATTTGTCGTAACGTAACATTTAAGCAACCTCACCATGATGACAAAGAATACTGCTGGTGCTCCGATAAGTAAACGCTTGCCAAAGTTCATCAGTACCATCTAAATCTTCCTCTCCTTCGTCAGTCATTTGATTCATATAATCAGATGCTACTAACTCGATAAATGTCCACACTAACTTGTTCTTCATGTCAGTCATATCATGGCAGTCAGTAACAAGATGGAACATGAAGTCTTCACCATAGATATCAGCGAGATACTCTTCAATGTCAGACTCATACTTATCAAAGAACTCTGATGTTTCAGTGTAATAGATATGCTCCTGTGCACATCCTGAAACACATCCATGCTCAGCAATGTCACGTAAAGAATCAGAGTCATAGCTGTTAAGTATAGACTTAACGGCATAGTTTGTAGCCATTGAGTGAAAAGAATAAAGAACAAAAGATACACTAAGGTATCAGTACTGGCCTAGGCATTGCACCTAGGCTGTGAGCTATGACTCAAACAGCAAATGTTGGGAGTTGCTTCACATCCCATACTGCGAGCGGTTCGCACTTAGCACGGTCGCCCTTGCAGTTAGTGTTGACCCAGAAACCTAGGCTCATGCTTGGATTGAGTAGCAGGTTGATGATCGCTCTACGTGATACGTTAGTGTACCGGTACAGGTCGCCCTTAGCGTATGCAAGCTCTACGACACCTTTGAGAGGGTTGACGTAGATGGCCTCGATGGCGTCGCTTGATCTGAATGAAACTTTGAAGAACATGAAAGCGGGTTAGTGCGCTGTTGAATCCACAACATATACGGTAGTGGTCAGGTCTGCATAGTGGACAGTCAGACAAAGTGGCACAAGGTATAGCAGGAAGCTAGTGATAGCAGCGGGTTTCAGACTAAATATTAGTTTTGCAGACAGATGATCACATAATAAAATATATAAAGGCTAGGTGTGGTGTGCAGTAAATAATCAAGACCCTAGTCATAGCGCCTAGATTGCATATCTAAAGCGTGCAAAACAGGCCCCACGAGGGGGGATCGCCCCACCCCCTACATGAACATAGGTCTAGGAAATTTATGTTATTTTTTTTTGATCTTACAGAGATGTAGTTGACACCCAACTTCTGTAATAGGGTAGTTGGCGTTAACCTTAACGTCAATACCACATTCTTTACATTTAACGATTTTAACCGGATCTAGGTTCATCATATACACAGTACACAGGGCTAGGAAGTAAAAATGCTTAAAATCAAGGCTATAACACTCTAAGTAATCATCTTAGTGTTATCAGCAGGAGACTCTTCTTCCATTGCTTCAGATGCAAAGGAAGTATCTTTACGAGGTTCAAGTTTAGATTGAACGTATAATTCATCCATTTCTAAGCACCATTTCTTAACTGCTTGACTTTGATCAGTAAACTTAGCAGCGCCTAAGACTCTCCAGCACTCTTTAGGATCAATATGACCACGAGTAGAGCCTTTATAATGAGAAACAAAGAAGTTAGGACCTTCTCTTGTACGTGTATACGTAAAGGAACAGGAAGGAGTATTACCTTCAAACTCAATAGGCTTCATAACTTGTTAACAATATAATTAGAGTGGGTATCAAAGAATTGATAAGTAATTACATTAATGGTAATATTAGATCAATAAGTAGATAGAAGATAAAGTAAATGTTTTGTATATGGGCTATAGCCCGTACTTACAGAATCAACATTCAGGGTTGATTAATAAAGGGAGGAGAGTGTCTGTATAAGACACGATTCCTCCCCTAGGAGGTCGGGTCCACCCTTCCCTTCCCCCATATACATAGGACATTAGATTAAACCCAGGTGGGAACAGTCTTTTTACCAGCTAATCCACGAGCTTCATAACGTTGTTCAAGAGACATACCAAAAGCCATATGATTAGCAGCTTGTTCAGGATCATCAACCCACGCATCCATCATGTCATTCCAATCATCTATCTTATTTTGCTTCATCTGTTCATGAGCAGAGATTGCCATAGCATCTGTGAAGTACTTAACCCCTTGAGCTAAGCAATCGACTCTGTCATCATGTTTAACAGCACCCTTTTCTCTACACATACGGCTCATCTGATAGAAGAGCATATAGAGGAGACGTTCTTCAGGAGGAGCGTCGGGGTTAGATTTAAAGTCATCTTCAATAACTTTTCGATCTACAACAAGGCGATGTTGATTGAGTACAGGCTCTAAGGAATCAATGATTCTGTCTTCCTTACGTACGTTGGCGCGTACCTCTTCAACGTCAATGAGCTGTTTAGTTTGTTGTAAGTGTTTCTTAAATAACTCAGCGACGAGGCCATCACCAAAGTTAGTTTCAATAACAAGTTTTTGTACTTGGTACTTCTTACATTTACGCAGGATACCTAGCAATGTGTTGTCAGAGTATCCATCTTTAGAAGCATAGACTTCGTGTAAGAAAAGGAAACCATTTCGTTGGGAGATAAAACATGCTGCTGTTTCATCTGTACCTCTACCCGATGGATCAACGCTGCAGATTGTTTCTGTGTAAGGATCCCATGAACCTTGTAGTTGCATTGGAGAGTAGAAATAATCTCCAGGTAGACCCACAGTGGGGAGGTCTTTGATAACATTTTGGGGATCGGAACACCAAACGAGGGATTCGGGAGCAGTAGTAGGGTTGACAGAAGTAACGATAAGATCTGCCATTTTGAGAGGGAACTTTTCAGCATCACTAAGAGAAGTATCAAGCATGAATTGCAACATGAAGTTGCTACGACCCATAGAAGCTTCACGTTCTAATAGATCCTCATGATCAAAACGATCAGGATCTGTAGGTTCCCAGGGGTCTGCACCGTGATCAATATCATTAACAAGAGCAGGTGCTAAGAGACCTTCGTATTTATCAGTACTACGCGGATAACGTGAGGGCCAAACAAAGGGCCTGTAGTTACGTTCAGCGAGCTTACGATAGATAGTAAAGGTAGTTTGTGGTGTACCTAGGATGCAGATACGAGAATCAGCTTTAGGAGTAAGGATAGATTCAACCTCTGTTGTAAGTTGCAGAAGTTTTTCTCGCATCAGTTCTGTCATTGAGTTACCAGGAACTTCAATGTCATCTAGGACCATAAGGTCAGCACGACTGCCGGTAAGCTGACCTGTAATACCGACTGATTTAACAGAAGGAGCCTGGTGAGGGCTGCAGTTAACGTCAAAAGATATACGCGACCAACGGGAATCGTCAGACTTAGGGCGCAAATGAGAAAGCCAAGGTGTTTCAATGATTAGTTTCTGTAGGAATATGGACATGTTGTCTGCACGTTCTTTAGAAGCAGAAATGATCATGATCTTCTTCTCACAATCATTGAAAAGATTCCAAAGAACAAAGGCACCAGTAATCCAAGATTTACCTACACCACGGAATGCTTGTATCTGTAAACGTTTAGGGCCGTGTTGTAAGTAATCAGCGATGTTGTATTGAGCACGAGTAGGTGAAGGTAACTCAAGTTGTGACCACATAGCTTGTAGAAACAGCTTAAAATCACCCTGTAAGGCGGTTAATATGTCTTCCATAGGGATTCATAGCAAGAGACTATTTAGAACCCTTCAGAGGCTCTTCTACAACCATCCCAGGCTTATATGCGGCATTAAATCCATCAGTAACTTCTTTAATGTCGTAATACATCTCACCTTCTTTAAACATTTTACGAGCTTGTTTAATCTCTTTAACCATCTGATCAGCAAAAACCATACGATCCTGAAGGTTCATACCATCGAGAGATGCATTGCTGTACTTAAGAATGGCCTCTTTTGCATACGACTGATGCACTGAGGTATGGGTAGCATTAGTTAAATCGGCTCGATTGCGTGGATCATTGCCAATGTACACACCACGCTTCTCAAAATAATTGATTAGTGAGGTCGATTCCTTACGATCTAAACCATCAAATAGAAAAGCAAGCGATTTTACAGGTGCAATGTGATGCGATTCCCTATCAGCTCTTTGAGGTGCGTCCTTGAGAAAGCTCTTTCCAGTGACTCCTTCTTTTGATTGTTGTACTCCTTTTTGATCTCGATCATAAACTTCAGCTTGTTTGTCATCACGACTACGAAACTGACTAGGAGTCTTACCATTGCTCTGATGATAGAAAAGAACACCATCATCGTCTTTAAACAAAGGTTTTTGAAGGCCCTTACGCTGATCAGTTACCGTAGCCATGTCGGCTTTGAACCTACCAAAGTCTTTATGACCACCAGCCTTACCTTCATAATCTGCTTGATTTAATACACGAGGAGGAACTTTTCGTGATTCTTTCTTAGCTGCTTTTGCAGCACCATTTTTTAAACCGTTATCACCGTTTTTAATAAGGTGCTTTATATGTTGCATAAAAAAAGCCCCCTTGCGGGGGCGGTATAATTATTCGTTAGTGGATAGGTTTGTTATTAGTAATTTCTATTTCCTGGATAACCAGCTTTATTAGCGGCTGATTGATTAGGCTTTTTCTTTTTATCTAATTTGGCGAGAATTTCTTTCTGCTTTTTAGTACCTGCTTTTTCAATCATCTTCCGATTAGCCTTGGCCCAAGCTGCCATACGACTAGAAGCAGAAGCATCTTTCATACTGTTTTGAGCAGGAGGTTTAGGTATTTTGGAAGCAGGAGGATTGGAAGAAGAGCTAGCTTTTTTCTTTGCAGCGGCTGCTTTAGCCTTAGCTTCAGCTTGATAGTCACGGCCTTTCTTTACAGTCTTAGTAACGGCATTGGTTGGATAGTTAGAAGGCTTTTTAGATGCAGGTTTGACTTCCGTCTTACTGGATGCAGTTTTAGGCTTGCGTTCGTTAGTGGTATCTTTTTTCAAAGGGTTTTTAAGAAAGCGATCCATACGTGCATCACCCTGCTCAAATTCATTTTTTACACTGTTACCTAAAGCTCCCTTGCGTGCTGCAATTTCAGCAGCAGTCATTGCAATACCAGCAAGCCCACCTTTAATTGATGTACGTGCTCCAGTTCTACGTAAAGCTCTAGAAACAGCAGATGCGGATCTGGAAGCTTTTTTTGGAGGTTGTACTTTGGGAAGTTGTAACTTTGGAAGTTTTATCTTTGGAAGTTTTACTTTAGGTTTAGGTGTAGAAGATTTAGGTTTAGGTGTAGAAGATTTAGGTTTAGGAATAGATGGGGCTTTAAATCTAGATGAAGAGACTTTAGGCGTAGCTTTAGTAGCAGGCTGCTTTGGTCCTGTCCCTGCTGCTGTCCAACGTTTCCCATTCCACCTAACCATTCGACCTTGAAGCCGTTTTGTTGCTCCAACCTTTGGAGTAGAAGAAGCTGAGGCTTTAGTAGGTGTAGGCTTAGAAACTTTTTTCTTTACTGCAGGTTTAGTTGCAGGTTTAGTACCACCTTTAATCTGCTTATTGTAAGTACTTTTAGAGACATAACGGCTGTTGGTACCCATAACCATTCCAGGTTTAGAAGGGTGTTTAGTGCCTGGCTTAATCTTTGATGCCATGATTATTTAGATATGTAAGAATGAATAATGTGTTCCCGTAATGGGTTGTTATATCGAGCTATATATTCCCGATAGTTAAGACTTCCTTTTTCCTGATTGCAACTAAGACAGGCTGCAACTGTGTTCCTATTGTCACGTCCTCCATGACAGCGAGGATGGACATGATCGAGAGTAAGTTCATTAATGTCATAGGTTTCTCCGCAATAGACGCATGTACAGTCAAAATGTTCTTTTATGCTGCGCCTCCAAAGGCGCTTTGCTTCAGAGGATGTCATGGCTATTAAGTTGTATAGATAGTGATCAGGAGTTGGAAGTAATGGGGTCATTTGATCCGACGATTTTTAGAAGCAGACATAATCTTTAGTTTGCCGTTAGCGGTATGATGTACATCACTACCACCTTTTCCTTCTAGACCATTAGCCCTTCGATAAGATCTAGTCTCGGCATTCTTTTTTTTCCTAGCTGGTTTGTTTGCAGCTTTGGATGATGTCTGTTTATGCTTCTCGTCAGCTTCAGGGTTGTCCCTATAGAACTTTGCAGTTCTGCCTAATTGTTTACGCGGCAGTTTCTCTCTTGCCATAGAGCCTCCGTTGTACCATTTCAGGGTCTACTTGTGGCATAAGGTTTGCCAATTTACTAAGAGCACTGCCATCCATAGCAATACCACTTATATCGTTTGTTTTAAGCCAGTCACAAGCTGCTTTTAAATCTTGTGTTGTAGCCTCGCCCGATTTAATACGAGCAAGGAATTCTTTAGTAACAAGATTATGCAACTCATTGAATTGATCTTCAGTTGCTTTTTTCTTTGTAGTCACAAGTAATTAATTAACTCCAAGGTGTACCGGTAGCTTTAGTAGGTGCTTTCTGTTCATCAAGTTGTGCTTGAAGTGCTACTTCAATTTCAGAAACTTTTTCTGCAGTTAGTTGGTCTTTAACCCAGCCAACTACAACTTCTTCAGTAAGAGAAGCATAAGGTGCCAAGTCTTCAGGACGTTCAAATCCAATAGATCCATATGCTCCTGAATTATAGGTTTCGTCAGATGCCGATACAGTGTAGTGAGCAGTGAATACAAAACCGTCTTCAGTCTCCCTATCTAGTTGAGCAATTTTCCAGGTAGTAGTAGTCATTTTTATTAAGAAATTAATTAAGTTATTTTTATAAATACCCCGCGTTGCCACGGGGCGGTTATCGTCAGCCAGCCTCAAGTGCTGCAACTTTGGCTGATAGTTCAGCTACTGCACCAAGCAGTTTCATGACAAGGATGTCATGGTTAATAGCTTTGTAGCTGTCGTCTAATTCTTCGTAGGTTGCAGCTTTTGTTTCGTTGCCCTCTTCATCCAACACAGCGGGCGTAAGCTCTGCTCCTTGTTTAGTGCGAGGCACGGTATAAGTTAAACCAGGGCAAACTTTTTCAGCTTCTTGTGCAACTAAACCAAGGAAACGCTTTGCACGTAGTTCTTCGTTAAGTGGTGCATCATCGTTCCAGTCAAAGTTTTTAAGCTGTGAGCCAAGAGCAACTGCATCTGCAAGTTGTGGGTTTGCATCAGTGATGTTTTCTTTGAAGCGAATGTCGGAAACGTTTGAAGCTGTGACGGCGCCCGCAAACGTGGCGCTGCCATTGGCTTTAAATTCAATTGCTTGGGCATTAGAATTAGTTCCAAATTGTGCAATAGTAGTAGTGCCAGTTGCCCCGGTTCGGCTTACAAGCAGATAAGAGCTAGAACCTACTAAATTAACGTTACTAGTAAATGTGGCCGAGCCCGAGCTGTTGATTCGTAGGCGCTCTCCCCAGCCTCCACTATATGTTTCAAAAGCAATGCTTCCAGTGGCAGTTCGAGAACCAATAACGCCTGTATTTTCGTTATTCCTTGCACCAAACCACAATCCAGCTTTATTCCCGGATGTCCCTTCGTATCCACTCATAAACACCCGCGTATTCGCAGTGCCTGATCCGGTGCCACTTGCCAAAATAGTTAATTTGCCATCACCAGTACTTGCATCGGAAACGCCAATGCCAACAGAACCCGAGCTGTCGATTCGCATTCGCTCGGCACCAGCAGTTACCCATTTAAAATAATCTCCATTATGGTCATACTGAATGACACCTCGATATTCATCAGCGCCCGAAGTAGCATCAGAAAAGAAAATTGTCCCAACACTACTTGTGCCGGAACGCAGAGTGATTCCGCAATTACCAGAATCTGCAATAGTTAAATTATCAGCGGTAGCCTCACCTTCAGTTGTTGTTCCAACCAACAGCCTGCCCGAGCTGTCGATTCGCATCCGCTCGGCTGCATTTACCGTAAACTGCATGTGATCAGTATTATGTGCATATCGAATACCGCCGGTATACCTAGCAGTTCCTGTTGTACCGTCTGCAAAGAAAATCTCAGTGTCAGAGGTTGTACCACCTCTTAAAGTCATTCCGCAATGAGATGAGTTTGCTATTGTTAAAGAATCACCGTAAGAAGCAAATCCTGCGGTTGTGGTGCCTACAAGAATATGCCCCGAGCTGTCGATTCGCATCTGCTCGGTCCCAGCAGTCAAGAAAGCTAAAGGCTTAAATGATCCGCCACTTCCATAATATGTAGAGCCAATTCGTGCTGAAGTATCATCAGATTCTAGGTAAAGAGATGTCTTATTGCTGCTAGCATGTGTGAAATTAGCCTTAGTTGCAGTACTGCTTACTACTTCAAATTGGTTGGCGGGATTTGTCGTACCAACCCCAACTTTTCCCGAGCTGTCGATTCGTAGGCGCTCGCCACGGGAGCCAGAAGATGTTGTGTAAAACAATAAATTAGAGCTGCCAGCACTTTCGGAAAAGATTCTTCCGTTATTGCTACTGCTATCCCAGTCAAAAGTTATCCCTTCATCAGTAACACCGCTAGTCTGACCTGAGATTTTTAATCCATTTCCTGCTACTTCTAGCGACTCACTAGGCGACG